TTTACCGTGCTGTTGCTGGTTCAAATTGGCCTGCTCGACCCGGTGCACCAACAAGCGTAACTGCAACCGCTGGCAACGCGCAAGCTTCTGTTGCTTTTACCGCCCCAGCGAGCAATGGCGGATCGACGATAACCTCTTACACAGTTACCTCTTCTCCGGGAGGGATAACAGCCTCCGGAGCAAGTTCACCAATAACAGTAACAGGATTGACAAACGGAACAGCCTACACTTTTACAGTCGCAGCAACTAACACCCAAGGAACAGGCGCTTCAAGTTCAGCGAGCAACAGCGTCACTCCGACTGCAACCAAGACAGTTGTCGTTCAAGTTTGGGGTGGCTGCGGCGGTACAGGACGAGGAGGAGGTTCTGCGGGCGGCGGCTATTCGACTGCGACATTCAACGCTGTTCCTGGAACTGTGATAACTTACGTCGTTGGTTCCGGATGGAACTCCTACAGCTCTGGCACAGGGATATACGGCGGTGGTGCTGGTAATGGAACGAACGGAGCTGGCGGGTTCTCTGGAGTATTTTTGGGTTCATCTGCACTTAGCCAAAACAGCACAACGCAAAATAGAGCAATTGTTGTCGCAGGCGGCTCTGGTGGCGGCGGAAACGATGGTTACAGTGCAGCACCGGGCGGCGCTGGCGGCGGAACAGCAGGCGGCAGTGCGAATGCTGTAGAAAGCCCATCTCTCGGACAAGGCGGTCGAGGGGGCGATCAGTCGAGCGGGGGAAGTGCTGGTCCGGGCGGGAGCCAAAGCGGTTTCGCTCTCGGAGGTGGATCAAATTCAAACGGCGAAGAGAGTGGTGGCGGTGGCGGCGGCTATTACGGCGGCGGATCTGGCGGCTCTAACGGAAGTTACGATGCTGCTGGCGGCGGCGGATCTGGTTTCGCGCGTCCGGCTGGGACATTCACTGCAGATTCCAGAACAGTTACGATTGTAAGTTCAAGCACGACTGCAGCGACGAATGCCAACAATAGTGCCTCTGCAGGAAGCGGCGCGACAGGCTATGTTTCTGGCGTCGGAACTACCGGCGGAAACGGACAGGTAAGAATAACAGTCGACGCAACTGTTGTAATTAATACAACGTCTGTTTCTGGCAGCCAGCAAACCTACACGATTACTTGATGGTGCAAAATGGCACAATTCCCGACTCAGTCAAGCGCAAGTGGCCTTTGGACTTTGAAAAAAGTCAAAAGAAATGTTCAAGGTGGCAACTGGCCTACGATCCCAGGAGCCCCAACCATTGGAACTGCAACGGGCGGGAATGCTCAAGCGACCGTTACATTTACAGCTCCAACTGACACGGGCGGAAGTGCGATTTCTTCTTACACCGTAACCTCCTCGCCCGGTGGCATCACAGCTTCTGGAGTTTCTTCTCCTATAACAGTAACGGGCCTCACAAACGGAACTTCTTATACATTCACTGTTCGTGCGACAAACGCAACAGGAACCGGCCCAGCAAGTTCTGCCAGCAATAGTGTTACGCCCGTTTCATTTACGCCGACGATCCTTGCGCAAGTATACAACACTTCAAACACAACAAACTCCACTGGCTCTTTCACGATACCTGCTGGCACTTCAACGATCACAGTTTTTGCTTGCGGAGGCGGGGGATCTGGAGGCTATACAAATCAACAAGACAACGGCAGCGGAGCGGGCGGCGGCGGAGCTGCGAACATATCAGGGTATCAAATTTCCGTTTCTGGCGGCCAAACGATTGACTATGTTGTCGGGCGAGCAGGGACAATAGCAAATTCCGGATCTAGCCAAGACGGCGGCGATGCGCAACAAACAACTCTTACCAGATCTGCTGTCACACTTTTGCGACTTAATGGTGGGGGCGGCGGCGGAGCAAACGGCGGTGCTGGAGGAACAGGCGGTACTGTTACAGTCGGAACAGGCGTTTCTGGAGGCAACGGCGGACCCGGAGGGAACAGAGGATCGAACAATGGTGGCAACGGTGGGAATGTTACAAACGGTTGCGCAGGCGGCGGTGGCGGTGGTGCGCACGTTGATAATAAAACAGGCGGAACAGGCGGAAGCAGCACAATTAGTGTCGGGCCATTCACTTATGGAAGCATAACTATTTCCTTTACTGGCGGTTCAGGTGGCAGTGCTGGTACACCAACAAGTTCTGGGGACAGCCCGCCCGGAAATATAGAATTGGCACGTGGCGGCTACGGAAATGCACAGGACGGTAATACGGGCGCAGGCGGCGGAGCAGGACGCGGAATACGTCCGACTGTCAACGGGACTCCTGCGACTTATTTCCATGGCGCAGGCGGCGGCGGAAATCGTTCATACGTAAATGCTGTCACTACGGCTTATGATGGAAGAGGCGCTGGCGGTTTCTTGATCGTTGTTGCGACAGCTTAAAATTAAGGAGCAGAAATGAGCCTCGACATTGACCGCATAACAAAGTCTGTAGGTGCTGTGACCGCAGTCTTTGCGATGGTCGGTGGCGGCTACACTGTTTCAGATAAATTAGGGCTGTTCCGCAAACCGATCCTTGAGTGGTCGGCGGAGCATTTCAGCATCACGGATGGCCCTGCCAATGGTGAGTTTGCCGTGGTGGCAGCGCGCCGAAAGATCAGGGACGATTGCTCTGTTGAGCAGTTCTATCTGGAGGTTCGTGACTCCCGATACATTGTTCACAAAGCTAACCCATCCATAGCCAAATTTTCTGGTCCAGCTAATGATAAGGTGGATAAGTTTGGCTACACCATAACTATTGAAGACTCTAACAAGGTAGCGCCCGGAAAAGCCACTCTGTTGGCACACATTAAATATAAATGCCCAGAGGGTGAGGTTCTTATTAACTATCCAGACCACGCCAACCTGACGTTTAATATTGAAAAGCAGGGGATGGTGAGGTGAAACATGGACCCTGCCACAATTGCTCTGATCTTTGGGGCGGCAAAGACAGCCTATTCCGCCATTCAGCAAGGCATAAAGTTTGGCAAAGACATCCAATCTATGTGCGGGGATGTTGCCAAACTGTACGGTTCAGTCGCCAAACTAACGCAAGCAGCGGCCAACCCGCCAAAGCCTAAACTCTTCAGCAAAATAACGGCTGAAGAGATTGCTATGGATATAGTCCAAAAGCGCAAACAAGCGGAGGAGTGGGCTGAACAAGTTAAAAATGAGTTTGTTGCAGTTTACGGGCTTAAAGGTTGGGAAGAAGTTCAACGCGAAATCATACGAGTTCGCAAAGAAATAAGGGTACTAGAAGAGCAAAGACGCCGAGAACAGGAGCAAATGAAAAAGGATTTACTCCTCCTTGGCATAGTAATTCTGGTGGCTTTTGGTCTTATGGCTACCGTTTTCACGGTTGCCATTTTCATCTACTAGGGAGGCTCTTATGCGTATGTCTGAAGATGGATTGGCGCTGGTTAAGGAGTTTGAGGGCCTGCGCCTGAAAGCGTACAAGTGCCCGGCGGGCGTTTGGACCATTGGTTACGGCCACACCTCTGCGGCTGGCGCGCCGACTGTCAATCCCGGCATGGAAATCACCAAAGAGGAAGCCGAAGCTATCCTCAAGCGTGACATGGTGCAGTACGAGGCTGGCGTCGAGAAGCTCGTCAAAGTTGAGCTTACGCAGGGCCAGTTTGATGCGCTGGTAGATTTTGCCTACAATGCTGGGGTCGGGGCGCTGGCCAAATCAACGCTTCTGAAAAAAGTCAACGCTGAGAAATTCGATGAAGTTCCAGCCGAATTCATGAAGTGGGTTCGCGGCGGTGGCAAAGAGCTCCCCGGTCTGGTGCGTCGTCGCCGTGCAGAAGTGAAACTTTGGCGTAATCTTGAAACTGCTCAGCCTGTCTGCAACGATGAAGCTCGCGCAGAGCCAGACCTGCCTGCTCCTAAGAAAAGCATCGTTCAATCCAAAGAAGCCAATGGCGCTGTGATCGCCGGTGGCGCAGGAGCAATAGCGGTTGTTCAGGAAGTGATGCCAATTGTCAAAGAAGGCGGCGACATACTTTCGGCGATGAGCACTACTGCTTTTGTCTGCCTAGTTATCGTCATCGCTGCGGGCGCAATCTGGTATTTCCGCAAACAGAGACTCGATGAGGAGGGTTCATGATCGGCCTGCTCTTCAGCCCTTTGGGGCGGTACATCGCTATTGGCGGAATAGTTATCCTTGCAATCGGAGCTGCTTACGTAAAGATTCGCTCTGATGCAATTGCCGAAATACAGGCAAAAGCGACACAGGATGCTCTCAGGAGGGTTCAAGATGCGATCAATGCTGGCGATAACGCTGCTGTTAGTCCTGAGCGGCTGCTCGAAAATGACGGGCACCGTCGAGACTAATACGACAGCTTGTGCAGTCTGGCGAGACATCTCTTGGTCGTCAAAAGACACTGCTCAAACGATCACCGAGATAAAAGTCAACAACGCACGTCGAGATGGTTTCTGCCAAGGAGCCAAATAGATGGCTAAAAACAGTTTCCTCGAAGACAATTTCGAGGCAATAATAGAACAATCCATCGACGCATGCTGTAGCAGCTGCTATCTCGAAAAGAGGTCTAAATGAGCTACACCATGACGTATGATAGCTTGCTGGTAGATCTCCGGCGCTATCTTGAACGTGGGTTCACTGCAGAAAGCGATCAGATCGTTTACGAGCAGCTGCCTCGTCTCGTCACATTGGCTGAACGTCGCATTGCGCGCGAGTTGAAGATCGAAGGGTTCATCACCCCGGTCACAACTCCTTTGCAGGCTGGCATGCCGGTTTACATGAAACCAGACCGCTGGCGTGACACAGTTTCGATGTCGGTCGACAACGTTCCGATCTTTGCTAGGTCTTACGAATACATTCGCTCCTATTGGCCGAATGAAGCACAGACCGGAACCCCGCAGTTCTATGCTGATTACGACTATCAGCATTGGATCCTTGCGCCGACACCTGCAACGGCTCAGACGCTCGAGATCCTCTATTACCAGCAGCCTCCTCTTTTGGGGGACGAATTCCAGACGAACTGGCTGACGGAATACGCGCCGGATCTTCTGCTTTATGCATCGCTTCTTGAAGCGACACCTTTCTTGAAAAATGACGAACGGATCCAGACATGGCAAGCCATGTATGATCGCGCAGCTCAGGCCATCTCTGGCGAAGACCTGAAGCGCATCATGGATCGCTCGGCTAGCAGGAGCGAAGCCTAATGACGACGTACACTAGCGTCTTCGGAGGCGCAAACATCTATCCGGCGGAAATCAGCTATAGCTCTCTCACGCTGACGGCTGATGTGATCCTGAGTTGGCCGGAAGAAACTTCGACGAGCGAGAATCTCGCCACTCGGATCATCGACATCTCTGCGGCTGCAGCCGGACGCAGCATCTATCTTCC